ATCCTTATTTTTTTCTCCATCAACAACATCAACTATGGCTCACATCACGATTAAAAAAACCCCGCTTACCAACAAGCTCGTTCTTGTTGAAAAGCAATATGAATTGTATCCTGAAATACTTGACCTTGTAATGTCGTATTTTGCCCCTGCGGTAGAAAAACACTTACACAAAATAGGGATTGCTAAATTACACGATATGTGCAAGAAATGTTGTCGTATCCGTTTTAAAAATATCAATTGTTCGCATTCAAGGCTGAACGCAGAAGAACGCAAAATGCTATTGATTGACCCGCTAATGAAATACCATATTAAACATGACTTGACGAAAAAATATCCTGACATTGGGGCTAAACGAGTATTGAAAAAGACTCCTACTAATACGACCGAGTTTAGTGTAGGTGACATGGTTAATTATCGAGGACTTAAATGGTGGGGGGAGCAGAAAGGAGGTGTGATTATTAAAATAACCGATTGTAAATACCATATTCAATTGTATCATAAAAAGAGGGTAAGCGAGTCGAGGTGGCATACTATCGACACAACGATTCATTCTTGGGAGGACAAACTTGCGTCTAATATTATAAGGGTTACTTGTGGATTTCACAAAGTAGATAATTATTTGATTAAAACAACTCACGATTGGGGGCGTTAAGGAGGCACTTCCTCGTCAATAACGAGAGGATTGAACCCTGAATAAAATAGAAACTTATTTGTTTTTTTTAACGACATATCCACGAAGATAAATGCATAATTGTTGTTGGTTTCGAATATATGGTTTAATATTTGTGCATTTTTCTTGTGGTCATAAGGGAACAACTCGTTAGAGATTGCGTCCATCTCGGGTTTATTTTTTGGTCTAAATGAAATAAAATGAGAGAGATTATTACGGATACCTGTTCCAGCATCACGGAAACGCTGGAGGAGCGTGATATAAGAGCAGTATTGATGCCGTCTGTTTTGTATCATACTCGTAAGTTTTTTATCTATTGCCGCCGACTTGCGAAGCTGACTGCCTACATCATCTAATATAACAATTGAGTTTAACCCTTCCTCCCTGTTGTCGTCCAACATCTCATCTAATTCGTCTAAAGCATCTTTTGTAAGTGAACGCCATATTTGGTCGTCAGGTATGGTTTTAAATGGGTCGTTTTTTATGCTGTCCTTTCCTATCGTGGGAGAGATAATATACACCTTATCGAATACCCCCTTGTAAGACTGACGCACACCTTTTTGCTTTTTTTTTGACATAATTGAATATAGGAGAGTTGTTTTACCACTACCCGATGCCCCGCAGATTAACATGGAGAAGCCAGAGTAATTTGGCAGAGGCTCAGGCAGGTCAGGAGTGAGAGGCTTATCTAAATTATTCGGCGTGTTATGAACTTTTAGTTGCTTATTAGGTTGTTCGCTAATCTTAAGCATCTTTATATATGATGAGAAAAATGAATTGGTTAATGTCTTGCTATATGTTAGTAAAAATGGGGCGAAAACCGGTTGATTACAGTAAAGGAAAAATCTACGCCATTCTCGAAAAAGGCGTTAAATTGGAAGATGCTGATGGTAAGGTATATATTGGTTCAACTGCTCATTATCTAGCAATGCGGTTTGGCGGACATATATCAGAGTATGTGTCAGGAGATGCTCATTGCATGAGCAAAGAACTATTTGAGGAATATGGTGTAGATAATTGCGAAATTATTCTTATTGAGGATTATCCTTGTAAAACAAAAAGAGAACTAAATACACGAGAGGGACAACATCAGCGAACTATTAAATGCGTAAATAAAGTCATTGCAGGGAGGACTAAAGAACAATACGCAGTTGAACGACGAGATTTTATATTACAACAAAAAATTGTGTTTTACAATACACACAAGGAGGCAATTTTGGCTCAGCAAAAAGAATACACAGAAAAAAACAGAGAAGTGGTATTGGCACGAAAGCGAGTATACACAGCCGCTCACAAAACCGAAAAAGTTGCTTATGACAAAATCCGAAGGGAAGAAAATAAAGAGGAAATTGCTGCTGCTAAAAAAAAATACCACGAAGACAACAGAGAAAAAATATTGGAAAAGAACAAAGTAAAATACGCCGCTCGAAAAGACCAAATGAAAGAACGAGTTGTTTGCGAATGCGGAATATCTTGCGCCAAACATTCAATGACACTGCATAGAAAATCAAAAAAGCATGCTATTGCGATGGAGGCTATTGCTCTTCAGACAACAATTCCAAAGAGCGCTATTACGCCTAATCAGCAACTGAAGAAAAAGGAAAAATACGAAGCCAATAAACACAAGTTGAAAGAACAAGTTGTTTGCGAATGCGGCACATCTTGTACTATATATGCTTTGAATAAACATAGGAAATCAAAAAAGCACGCTACTCTGATGGAGGCTCTTTCTCTTCAGGAGCATCAGGCTCATGCTCCGACTTTGGAATAGATTTGTCTTTATGGAAATTTGTTAGGCTGTGCGGGGACGCACTTGCCTTTGTTTGCGTCTTGACTTTGCCGAGTTGCGAACCAATGGTTAATGATGCTGAAATAGGATCTCCTTTCTGATGATGATGTGTTAATTTGCTTTTAATCTCTTTTTTGTCTTGCGATGTTAATCCTTTGCTGATTTCTGCGTTGAATGCGGGTGTCATACCTGTGTTAAAATTCGTCGCAGAGGTTGTGTTGTCTCGAATAGATTTTGACTTTGCGAGCATTCTAGAGACCTGCGATGCACCTAATGAATGGGCTGTAATATGCCGTTCTTCGTCAGCATCAATGCTCTTGTAAATTGCTTTGACTTTTTTCTGTCTGTTTTTAAATTGGGAGTCTGTGCCTGATTTTCCAATTGCTAATTTAAAATCCGATATTAGGTCTTTCTTTGAGAAAGGATTTGTACCTTTTACTACAACCACATTATGCTTGTCATCTTCCTTTGTGCTCTTGAAATGTGAAACTCCACGACTGGTTGACGCAACTTCGTAGCCAAGTTTAGTAATCTTCTTCGCAGCCTTTTTCTTTTCCTTCTTATTACCATCTGCTAAAGTGTAGTTGAGAGAATTAAGTTTAGCCATAGTTGCTTTCGACGGTTGAGGCATTATATATAGGGTTAAGATTTTATTAAAAAGGGGTTTAAATGCACAACCAATATTTAGCTAAATGGACGCTAAACTTATCGATATTGACAACTTTAATTTTGAACAGCCACATAATTATGCTATCATTAATGGTGTCCTGATGAATCGTAATTTAATGGGATATCGGATTCAGGGGATTACTGCCTATTCTCTTGCGCGAAATGGTGAACGCTATGGTCATACTATTTGTCCCATCTGTAATGTTGCGTATTCCAATTTTAACACGCGGACTTCAAATAATCATGACAGGAGTGCTCGGCACAAAAATGCTGTCAAAGGAAAGTTTCCATGTAAAAAACGAAAAAACAAGGTTTATTAATCAAGACACATCGCAATAGGGCGAAGCAACTCGCTATTACGATATACCTCACGAGAAAGGCACTCACTAACGATGCGCGTAAACTCTGTTTCTCCATAATTACGCCATTCTACGCCTTTGAGTTCGTCAAAGTATTTGATGAAGCGGTTTTGGAAGATGAAAAGCAACGACTTAACAATAGGGCTATGCTTATAAGTGTCGCTGGTAGGATTGCAACTCTTGTTGTTGTCAGGCTCATCTCGCTCCCATAGTCCATCATCTCGTTTAATATACCAGCTGGATTTGTGATACTTAAACGGCAGGGTTGCCTTGTTCTCTTTGACATAAGCGACTAGTTTATCGACTACATAACCCTTCTCGACATCTTTTAGTTCATCAATATCGGAAAAATCAAACATTACATTGTCTGTTTTAATGCTGAAATATTTGGTGAATACTGGGATCTCATTATTGCTTGGGTCTTCGTCCATCTGCTTCGCAATATAAACAGGATTACATGTTTCTTTTTTGGGCTGTTCTTCTTTGGGGATAATCGGCGGAATTGAAGGCTGAGGGCTTACCTGGATAATCTGTGTAGGCGTAGCATTATTTTTCATCATAAACATCTCCTTACATTCTTGTAGGGCAGATTTTAGGGCGGCAACTTCGGCAACCAATACTGCAACAGTTTCTTTTAGTTCGGTTACTTCGTCAGGTTTTGGGTCTTTTGTTGAGTTTGTGAGATGCTTGTTGGTAAGGAGATGTTTTTCGTATTGGGTTTTAATTCCAGTTTCGAAGCGGCAGCAGTTGCAGGTGTATAGAGGCATTATAATATACCACTATATTTTATTTAAATAGTTTTTCTTAATATTCCTTAATGTTTCCTATAATATATATTTTGTATAGTTTTGAATATTTCTAATTGTTTTTCAATCGTTTCCCATAGTTTCCTATATATTCCTATACACTTCCCATAGTTTCCTATAATTGGCTT